TTCCTTGCACATTCTCCCCAATAACGAATTGGGGTTTGATCTCCCTAATGAGTCTAAACATTTCTGGCCAGAGATAGCGGTCGTCATCTGTTCCTTTTCTTTTTCCTGCGACTGACATTGGTTGGCAAGGGAACCCTCCCACAATGACATCTGCGTCTCCTTCTTTTCCTTTGACATTTTTTATATCCTCCTCGATTGGTATGTTAGGAAAGTTTTTTTGTAAAACTTTCTGACAGTATTTATCTTTCTCTACAAATTTTACTGTCTCAAAAAAATCTGTTGAGTCTAATCCTAATGCAAAGCCACCTATGCCTGCAAATAAATCAAGAACTTTTAGTTTTCTTTCCATCTTTCAATTTTTTTATTTCTAATTCACAATAGTGTATTATTTTTTCTAAGTCTTGTATACCGTTTTTGTTTAAATAACGACAAACATATTTCACAACACATCCTTGAAAGAACGAAAGATTATTTTTTGAAATAAATTCGTACGGCTGAATGTGAAAATGTTTATAATGAGATCCTCCAATTTGTTTATCTTGTGGAAACGCATCTTTAAATATATCTTTATTTGTCATAGTTCATAAGCCTTTCTTGTTTGTGGTTCTATTAAAAATAAATTTTCTTCTGTTCTTGTTACAGCTACATAAAATAAACGATGTGTATCATCTGGATTTTTTTGATATTCTTCATAAGCTGCACCAGACAAATCTGTATTTACAACTACATTTTCTCTTTCACTTCCTTTAACTCCGTGTATAGTTGATACTCTTATTCTAGGATCTTTAGATAGATCTTCTCCAGAATCTATTAATTTTTGTATTTTTCTAATCTCCTCTGTACCTAATTCATCTAGAGCCTCATGCCATTCTGCTTCTGTTTTTAAACCATAAGTTTCTTTTAGTGTATCTATGTCATAGAATAAATCCTTAACCATATTCTTTTGTAATTTTTTATCCCAATTATTATTCATTTTATTAAATATCTTTTTACAATCATTGAAGTGAAGTGGTGTGCCTTGACGAAGTTCATCCCATTTTTGTATTATTTCATATACATTTTTTATTCTAGGAGTTGCGTTTCTTCTCTGCCAATATAAATTCTTTTCATCTAATATATCTCCAACAGCATTTAACATATAGTTTGCATTAGATAAAATTAACCATTTACCTTGTGAAAAATCAATATCAGATAATGAAGAGAATCTATTTACGGATCCTTCTTCGTCCTTTGGCAACCATTCTTTCTCAACTCTATTCTTAACTTTTTTAATTATTTTGTTTGCTAATCTAAAAGGTGCTTTTGGAACTCTTCTTGATTGATCTAATATTTTTCTTTTGCCTTCTAAGTTTATAAAAGTGTTTACGTGTGCACCATTCCATTTATAAATACCTTGGTCATCATCACCTGCTATAAAAGAATCTGTAGCTGCATCTTCTATTTTTTTTACTAATTGCCATTGCATTAAACTTAGATCTTGTGCTTCATCTACAAATATAACTCTAAAGCTAGGTGGTATATATTGTTCGCCTGTTTCTGGATTACCTTTTAAATATCTATCCACCATATCTGAGAAGTCTATCAAACCATTTTGATCTTTGTATCTTGTTAATTCTTTGTTTATGATTTCTAATTTATTAAGAGATATCTTTTGATTGTCTGTTAAATGATAATAATGAATAGGATCAATGTCCTTTGATCTAGCTAAATTTATTAACTGTATGTATGGATTTTTAGAATAGAAAACACTATCATGATCATCATCTTGTTGCGTCCCTTCTATCTCAAGTCCCATCTTTTCTCCTAGATCTTTGTAATGTTTTTCTTTCATAACTTGGTTTTTATTTAGATTAAGTTGATTAAAACAAAACGAATGTAATGTTTGAAAGTAATCTAAATCATCAGAGAATAAATCTAAATTTTCTATAGCTCTTTCTTTACCATGTATTGCTGCGTTTTTACTGAAAGTAAAATAACCTATTCTTTTAGGATCTGTATTTTCTAAAAACTTTTTTATCTCTTCTATCAAAGTCCAAGTCTTACCTGTACCGGGTGGACCATAAATAATTGTACGCATTAGTAATTATCCTTTTTAAATGTTTTTGGTTTGTATGTTTCTGTTTTCTTGTCAAACCTAGCAACAACAAATACAGATAGTTTTGTTTTACCCACACGCTTAGTTGTGCAATCTAAATTATCTTTTAACATTTGTGATGTTCTTTGATACTGAACTTTCCAATGTTTTCTAGATAAATAGTTATGAAAGAAGTTATCAAAAACAAAATGATGATAACCATCTTTAGTGTATGTCCCTCCATTTTTTAAATCTTCAAAGTCGTCTTTCTGTATTCTATTTACACAATAGTCTTCTAAATAATTTTTGAGTATGTCCTTGGTTCCTGTTCCTTCAGCAGGCTCTGTTATCTCTGCTCCTTCTAATAAAATATTGGTCTTTTGTTTCCACTCATTAGTCTTTAAAGTAGGTGGATTAAATCTAAGCTGCTTAACGCATTCTTCTTGAAACAAAGCTTGATTAGTTAAATGTTTTGCAGAATCTAAATATAGTCTATCTCCATCTACATTCATATAATAGTAAGGCTCTTCTAGATTAACTACTTGTAGATCTGTTAAATTAGGAAAGACAGCTTCTTGACCAATACCAAACTTTCTAGACTTACATAATTTTTTATCACATAAACTACACATTGGTTGATCGTTACATTTATAACCCCAATCTTTTTTATCGTGTTGTTTTGTAATTATATTTACTTCAGTATCAGACAACGGTTGTTCCATAGCTGAATCGTTAAACAACATTAATTTTGTTTTCCAATTCTCTGGCCATTTAGACTTTGCATACACACCATAATGAAACAAAGCATTATTTCTTCCACCTTCACCCACTCTATTTTGCACCATAAGTTCTATACAAGGTGGTCCATCAGAGTATGGAGTCTCTGGTCTTTTTATTTTTAATTCTACTAATTGTTGTGATGTGATTTTATTTTCATAATGTAATTTATAAAAACCTTCTAGATTAACAGCTTGCCCCATTCTATCAAAGGCATATCTTGTTGTATTGTCACCATTAAAGTATGGTAAATTTAAAAAGTTTCCTGTATCATCTTTCGATTTTAATTCTCTTTGTTTAGGAAAAACTTCTGATCCTCCATAACCTAAAACAGATCTTATTTCATTTAATTTATCTTGCATCAAAGATGCTGATACATATTCTTCTGTAAATAAAAATACATGTGCACCACCAGACTTAGATCTACAAACGATTAATGGTAAATGTAAATTAAATATTTTATCAACTAATTTTTTGTGATCAAAACCCGCATAAGAGTCTATATCTATACAACCCCATCTACATTGATTGTCATCATTAATAGGTATGACACCCAAACTTTCTGTGCCATCTAAATGTTTTATCCAAAGTTCATCTGTAATATCTTCTCTTTTTACAAAAGACTTACCTTTTATTTTATTACCATCTCCGTTTGATTCTGAAACTTTAGTGACACCATGTGCTCGGTTTAATCCTTCGAATATATTTTTAAATCTTTCTATTTGTTCCATATAAATACATGGGCGGCTCCAGTCTCCCTTTACCGCCCATTACCTAGGATACTTAATAGTTGCCTGTAGAGTTAGTAGGTGTTGATTCTTCCGAACCATGTTTAGCTACTACCTCACCTTTACCAACACTTACTGCAAAGTTTTTAGCCATGTCATAAATAGATTTATCTTCGACAGGACCAACCTTTGCTACATCCCAACCAAACCATGTACCCTTGTCGTTTGACATTTGCACAGTTGATAGATTGTAAATGTGGCTGTAAGTAGGCGGAGTAAACAAACCGTTTTTACCTTGCATCTTAATACCCATCATCATTGAGTTCCATTTTCTACTAACTTTTAATTGAGTAGACTTCATAGATATCAATGCCGTCTCTGGATTATTACCAACGATTAATACAAAGTGACTAGCAGTGTTATCAAGATAATTACCATTTGGTAATCTATCTTTATAGTCTTTACCTCTAGTGGTTTGACTAATGATATCACTATCCGCATCGTGAATAGCTACAGGAGCGCCAGAACTTTGACCCCTATCTTGCCATTCAATGTACTGTCTTTTGTAATGACAAGGTACAACACTTAACTTGTCATACAATTCATTGGTAACAGTGTTTATTATTTTGCCAGGTTCTGCGCCCTCGACATATTTACCATCTCTTTTATTTACCTCTGGAGATAGCTGTCCCAAAATTTTTAGGAAAGGTAACGCAAGATCTTCTTGCGCTATATTTTGAGCACCTTGGTTTGCATCAGCTTCAAACATATTGACTGCTAATGCTCCTTCTTTTTTAGTTGTTACTTGGTTCATGTTTATTTGTTCCTTTTTATTGTTGTTTTATTTTCAGAGAAAACTCCAAAAATTTCCGTTGGCATTTCTTTACCTGCCTCAATACGCTCACGGACTAACGCTTTCAGAGTCATGGGTTCTACCTTCATCTTTTGTGTTGGTTGGAACCCTTGACCCTTCGCAAGTTCAGCATAAGATGCTGCCTTGTTATCCTCGTCACGACCAAAAGATACTGAGATCTCGTTCTTAATTATATCTCCTAGTCCATTGTCACGAAGCCAGTTAAACGCCATTTCTTTATTAGCTTCACTTATGTGAGCTCTATATGACGTTGAAACTTTTAAATGAGATCCATCATGCAGTTTAAGTTCTGCAAGTCCCATCTCTGACATCATAGTTGGTATGATGTCTCCAGAAACTTTTTGTATTTCTGATTTAGTATTCTTCATATTTTCTTCTTGTTGCTCTAGTCTTTTATTTAAAGACTCTAACTTTTCAACTTGATCTGCAAGAGACTGAATACCTTCAGTTTTTTTCATTGCATCTTGTTGATCTTTTTCGAAATTAATCGTCATCTATTTCTCCTTTCTCGTATAAATTAATAGATATAGGATAATAAGTTCTTTCTTGTTTATCCCATTTTAAAAGATTATATTTTCCATTTGTTAAATCAGATACTATAGAACACGCAACACCAATTATAGCGGGATCTCCAGTTAATAATAAATAATCGCCTTCCTTAAAATTTTTTAAACGATTTTTTAATTTATAAACTAAAGGGCCTGGTGAAAAAATAATTTGCGAATCTTCAGGTAATAAAAAATTAAAAGTGCCATACTTAGAAGCACCCATAATATTAATCTTTGGATTACCAAATTTTGTTCCAGCTATTTCCTGTATCACGTAAACTATATTATCTTTCATGTGTTGACATATAGTTTAATCAATTATAAAAGTCAAGTCATACAGGATAAAATGAATTATAAATTTAAAACAAAACCTTACGAGCATCAATTGACTGCTTTAGAAAAGTCATGGAATAAAGAAACCTATGCCTATTTTATGGAAATGGGTACAGGTAAAACAAAAGTATTAATAGATAACTTAGCCATGCTTTACGATAAGGGCAAAGTAGATGGTGCTATAATTGTTGCACCAAAAGGTGTTGTAAAAACATGGTACGAACAAGAACTACCTACACACTTACCAGACCATATAGAGAATGTGTCCGTTTTGTGGCAACCAAACATGACTAAAAAATATCAAGAAAACTTAGATAGATTGTTTGAAACAGGAGAAGATTTACATATTTTAATTATGAATGTTGAAGCTTTGTCTACAGACAAAGGGGTTAAGTTTGCTACTAAATTTTTACATTCTCACAAAACCATGATGGCAATAGATGAGTCTACTACGATTAAAAACCCATC